CGGAGTTGTTCGGCGTCCACATGATGACCGTCACGAAGTGGGAGCGCGAGGGGTTGCCCGTGCACACGCGCGGCACGCGCGGTCGTCCGTCGCTGTACTCGATGCCCGACTGTATCAAGTGGTTTACCGAGCGCGAGGTGCGGGCCAGAGGCGGTGAGGGGACCTCCAGCCTGTCGCCGATCGAGCAGCGGGCCTTATTGGACGCCAAACGCACAGAGGACTTGGACCTCCGGATCCGGTTGCGGAAGGGCGAGCTCGTCGAGGTTGAAGAGGCCGCGCGGGATCTGGCGAACGTGGCCGGCGCGACGAAGGCCCGACTCCGGCGGATTCCGAACGGGGAAGCGGATCGCCTGGTCGCGGCGTGTCACGGGCGGGCGAACTGCCGGCCAGCGGTCTCGAAGGTGCTCGCGGAGGCGATCGACGATGCCTTACGCGAGCTGGCGGCGCACGGGGAACCCACGGAGCACGCCGCGTGATTGCGCTCGAGCAAGCGTTCTATCGGGCGCTGGCGCCGCCGCCGGATCTGACGGTCAGTCAGTGGGCGGACGAGTACCGCGTGTTGTCGCCGGAGGCGAGCGCGGAGCCGGGCCGCTGGGATACCGCCCGCGCGCCCTATCAGCGGGAAATCATGGACGCCATCCTCGATTCGACGATCGAGACCATCGTCGTGATGAGCAGCGCGCAGATCGGCAAGTCCGAGATGCTCTTGAATATGCTCGGCTACACGATCGACGTCGACCCGGCGCCGGTGCTCCTCGTGCAGCCGACGCTCGAGATGGCCGAGGCGTTCTCGAAAGACCGCATCGATCCGATGCTGCGGGACTCGCCGGTCCTCCGCGACAAGATTCGGGACGCGAAGCGCGATGCGTCGAACACGATCCGGCACAAGACGTTCCCGGGTGGCCATATCACGCTGGCCGGATCGAACAGCCCGGCGTCGCTGGCCTCGCGGCCGATTCGCTTGTTGCTCGGGGACGAGATTGATCGGTGGGATGTCAGCTCCGAAGGTGACCCGCTGGCGCTCGCCGAGAAGCGGACGACGACGTTCTGGAACCGCAAACACCTCCTCGTGTCGACGCCGACGATCAAGGGGATCTCGCGCATCGAGGCGAAGTACGCGGAGAGCGATCAGCGCCGGTGCTACGTTGCCTGCCCGCACTGCGCGACGCGTCATGTCCTCGCGTGGAAGCATGTGCACTGGACGAACCATGATCCGGCGACCGCGCACCTGGTCTGTCCCGAGTGTGGGGGCGTGATCGACGAGTCCGGCCGGCAGGAGATGCTCAGCGACCCCGAGTGGCGGGCGTCGGCGCCGTTCACCGGCACCGCGGGCTTTCATGTCTGGGAGGCGTACTCCCCATGGCGCCGGCTCGCCGACATCGTCGCCGATTTCCTCGAGGCGAAGAAGGCCCCGGACACCCTCCAGGTATTCGTCAACACCTCGCTCGGCGAGAGCTGGGAGGACCAGCAGGGCGAACAGCAGGAACCTGGGGCGCTCCTGGCCAGGCGCGAGCCCTATAAGGCGGCTGTGCCCGACGGCGCGTGCTGCCTGACGATGGGCGTCGACGTCCAGGACGATCGCCTCGAGGCGCTCGTCATCGGGTGGGGGCCCGGCGAAGAGTCGTGGGTCATCGACGCGCACGTCTTCCCGGGGGATCCGCAGCGGCCGGAGCCGTGGCAGGGGCTCGATCTCCTGCTCGCGCGGTCGTACACGCACGAAACCGGCGCGCTCCTACCGATCGCGGCGACCTGCATCGACACGGCGGGTCACCGGACGCAGCACGTCTACGACTACGTCGCGAAACGGCAGCATCAGCGCGTGCACGCGATTATCGGGCGCGACGGATCGGACCGTCCGATCATCTCGGCGCCGGCGCAGAAGCGCAGCGGTCGGGACATCCGGAAGGTCGCGCTCTTCACGGTCGGGACGGATACATGCAAAGGGTTGATTTACAGCCGGCTGAAGGTCACCGAGCACGGACCGGGCTACGTGCACTTCCCGCTGCCGCACCAGGTGGGGCAGGAGTTCCGCGCCGGCGTCGACGAGGAGTTCTTCGCGCAGCTCACGGCCGAGCGGTTGATCACGAAGTTCAAGTCGGGGGTGCCGGTCCGGAGCTGGATTCGCACGCGGCCGCGCAATGAAGCGCTCGATATGACGGTGTACGCGATCGCGGCGTTGCGGTTGCTCCGCCCGAACCTGGCCGAGATGGCCGAGCGGCTCAACCCGACCATGAAGCCGACGCCACCGAAGCCGACCGAGGCGAAGCCGCGGTGGATTCCGGCCCGGCGTCCGGGCGGTTGGTTGAAGAGACGGCACTGAATGCAGCCGAAGTATTTGATTCTCCAACTGAAGATTCTAAGGAGCACCGATGGCGTGGACCCAGGCAGACGTTGACGCGCTCCAGGCAGCGATTGCGGCCGGCAAAGGCGCGCGATCGATCGCGTTCGCCGACCAGATCGTGCAGTTCAACTCGATCGACGAGATGTTGAAGCTCCTCGCGGTCATGACGGCCGCGGTGACGTCTGCGGCTGGCACGAGCCAGCGGACACGATTCGCGGCGACGAGTAAGGGAGTCTGAGCATGAGCAAGGCGCATGAGGCCTTCGATCGATGGGGACCGCGGGCACCGGCACCGGTTCGCCCGTCGTGGCTCGATCGTGCCGTCGGTTTCCTTGCTCCCTCTCGCGGACTGCGGCGCATCCGCGCGCGCGTGGCGACGGAGCTGATCGTCCGGCACTACGAAGCCGCGGCGACCGGCCGGCGAACAAGCGGCTGGAAGCGCACCGCTGGCGACGCGAACGTCGTCGTGGGGGCGAGTCTCGCCAGTCTCCGCGAGAACGCCCGCGATCTGGTGCGCAACAATGCGCACGCGACGCGCGCGATCGGGACGATCACAAACCAGGTCGTCGGGTGGGGGATTATCGCGAAAGCCTCCCCGAAGAATACGAAGGCCGAAGACGCGTGGAAAGCCTGGGCGAATACCACGGCGTGTGACGCTGAGGGTCGGCACGACTTCGCCGGGCTGCAGAAGATCGCGCTCCGGAGCGTGGTGGAGTCCGGCGAGGTGCTGATCCGCCGCCGCTGGCGCCGGCCGGAAGATGGGCTCCCGCTCCCGCTCCAGCTGCAACTGCTCGAGCCGGACTACATCGACACGGCTCGCACGGGCATCAAGCTCCCGGGCGGCGGGCGGATTGTCCACGGGATCGAGTTCGACGCCATTGGTCGGCGCGTAGCCTACTGGCTGTTTCCGGAGCACCCGGGGGCTGCGCTATCGATGTTCACCGCGGGGAGTCTCGGCGGGGCCTCGACGCGGGTGCCCGCAGACAACATCCTCCACATCTACCATCAGGAGCGGATCGGCCAGGTGCGGGCCGCGTCGTGGTTCGCCCCGGTAATCCTCAAGCTGAAAGACGTCGACGAGTACTCAGATGCGACGCTGATGAAGCAGAAGATCGCCGCGTGCCTGGCGGTCATCACCAGCGACGTCGACGGGTCGGCCGCGCCGCTCGGCACCAACGACGACACGGACTCGCCCGGCATTGACAGCCTTGAGCCCGGGATAATTCTCAACCTCCCGCCCGGTCGATCGGTCGAGGTCGTGCAGCCGCCGACGGTGCGCGAGTACGGCGACTATAACTCGGTGTCCTTGCGGGAGATCGCGGCAGGCATTGGCATCACGTACGAGGACCTCACCGGCGACTATCAGAACCTGCCGTTCTCAGCCGCGCGCATGTCGCGGATTGCGCACCAGGCCCGCATCGAGGATTGGCGCTGGCGCACGATGATCCCGCAGCTCTGTGGCCCCGTGTGGACCTGGGCGATGGAGGCCGCGACCATCATGGGCCTCGTCCGGGAAGGTCCTGGCGTCGCCTGGACCTGCGATGCGCCGATGGTCATCGATCCAGCGGTCGAAGGGTTGGCCTTTCAGCGCGATGTCCGCGGCGGGTCGAAGAGCTGGTCGGAAGCGGTCCGGGAGCGCGGCTACGACCCGGACGAGGTCCTTGCGGAGATCGCCGCCGACAACAAGAAGTTCGACCAGTTCAAGATCATTCTCGATTCTGATCCTCGCATGACGACACAACAGGGTCTACCGCGTGAGCCGGCCAAGGCGGCCGCTGCGCCGGCGCAGGATCCACCCCAGGAGCCAGCCGCATGATCACCACGGATACCATCAAGCACCCCGAACAAGGGCTCGAGCTTCAAAACCGGAAGGGCGCGAAGCGAGAGGCCAACCCGGACGAGCCACCGGCCGAGACCGAGGCGGTCGTCCTGCGCCGCCGGATCGCCGTGGCGCTGGCGACGACGCCGAAGGACCCGATCCCGCACTGCGGGGATTGCTATCGCCGCGGCTGGGCGGCGGCCCTGCGATCGTTGGAATAGTAGCCACCTATGGACACCGGCAACGAACAGCGTGACATCTCTCCCGCGCAACGCGACGAGGAGCGGTACGTGTCGGTGTCCTACTTGGCGCGGTTTTGGGACGTGCACCCGAACACGATCTATCGGGACATCGGGAAGGGGGCGTTGAAGGCCGCCCGGTTGCCCGGCGGGCAGTTCCGCATCCGCTGGATCGATGCGCGGCGGTACGGTCGGCCCATCGAATAACGGATCACCGACCGTCACCAACCGTCACCGACCGTCACTATTCCACGGGTAACCCTCTTCTCTTGCGCCTGATCGTCTGCGACCCTCGCATCATGCGAGGCAATTCAGCAGCGGCAACGATGCAGGCAGTGGATCTGCTGCCGCTGTGCCTCCGCGCCGATGTCGCCTCCGTCAACGATGAGGCGCGAACCGTCGATCTAATCTTCAGCACGGGCGCCGCCGTCGATCGGATGGACTGGTGGACCGGCAAGCGCTACATCGAAAAGCTCTCCCTCGATTCCAAAGCCATCCGGATCGATCGGCTCAACGCTGGCGGGCCTCTCCTCGATTCGCACGCGGCGTTCTCAGTCGAAGACCAGCTCGGCGCCGTGGTGCCTGGTAGTGTCCGCCTAACGAAGACCGAGGCGCGCGCGACGGTGAAGTTCTCGCGGCGCGAGCGGGTCGAGCCGATCTGGCAAGACGTGCGCGAGGGGCTCATCCGCAGCGTCAGCGTGGGCTATCGCGTCTTCAAATTCGAGGAAGACGCAGGCAAAGACAACAAGATCCCGATTCGCACGGCGACCGATTGGGAGCCCTACGAAGTGTCGATGGTGAGCATGCCGGCGGATGCCGGGGCGAAGGTGCGCGCCGGCGACAAATCCAACACGAACCACTGCGTGATCGTCACGCGTTGCGACGATGCGGACCGAGTCCGCCGCTTGAGGCTAGCGCGAGCCAGCTACTAACGAGGACAGTATGAACAAACTCCAGAAAAAGCGCGCTCGGTTGGTTCGCGAAGCGGAAGCTCTTCGAACCACGGACGGCTCCTTCGCGGACGACACGGCGCGTCAGGCGTTCGACGCGAAGATGGCCGAAGTCGACGCCATCGACGTGCAGCTGCGCGGAGTGTCCGAGACGATCCTGGGCATCAACCCGCTCGATCCTGGTGCACCCGAGACGCGCGATGCCGACGAGGACGATGGCGAGGAGGGCGATGAAGTCGTGCAGGCCGCGGTCACGCGCGAACGGGAGCGCGGCCAGGCGATTTCGGCCGGCTGCCGGGCAGCTCGCCTGCCACTGTCCTTCGCGACCAAGCTGATCGACGACCCGAAGATGACCCTCGAGCGGGCGCAGACCCTCATTCTCGACGAGCTCGGGAAGCGGGGCGGCCAGAGCTTTGGCCCCTCGTCGCAGCCGAGCGGGGCTCGCGACGTGATCGTCGGTGAGGATCCCCTCGTGCATGTCCGCGCGGGCATCGAGAACGCGCTCCTGCACCGCTGCCGACCGAAGACCGGCAGCGACCCGAAGGGGTTCGAGTTGTCGGACATGGGCCGGCAGTACCGCGGCATGACCATGCTCCGGATCGCCGAGGCGTACCTGAACCAGCGCGGCATCCGCACGACGGCGATGGGCAAGATGCAGATCGCCGGCGCGGCGCTCGGCCTCAGCGAACGCGCCCACACGACCTCGGACTTCCCGAACCTGCTCGCGGACGTCGCGAACAAGACGCTCCGCCAGGCCTACGAGGAAGCGCCGCAAACCTGGCAGCCGATCAGCCGCCGGACCACGCTGCCGGACTTCAAGCCGGTCAAGCGACTGCAGCTCGGGGAGGCGCCGTCGCTCCTCGAGGTCGGCGAGCACGGCGAGTTCACCTTCGGGACGATCGGGGAAGGCAAGGAACAGTTCCAGCTGGCGACCTACGGGCGCCGGTTCGCCATCACCCGCAAGGCCCTGGTCAACGATGACACGGATGCGTTCTCGCGCGTGCCGACGCTGTTCGGCCGCTCGGCGCGCAACCTGGAATCCGACACCGTCTGGGGCCAGATCACCGCGAACGGGCTCATGGGTGACGGTGTCGCGCTCTTCGCGGCGGGTCACAACAACCTGTCCGGCTCGAGCAACGCGATTGCGATCACGCCGGTCGCCGCCGGCCGCGCTGCGATGCGCGTCCAAAAAGGCATCGACGGCGTCACGCTCCTGAACATCTTCCCGAAATTCCTGATCGTCCCGGCCGCGAAGGAAACGATCGCGGATCAGTTCGTCAGCGTGAACCTCATGGCGGCCACGACGGCGACGATCAATCCGTTCGCCGGCCGGCTGCAAGTGCTCGCGGAACCTCGGCTCGACGCCGTGAGCGCGGTGTCGTGGTATCTCGCGGCCTCGCCCGACCAGATCGACATCATCGAGTACGCCTACCTCGAGGGCGAGGAAGGGCCGATGGTCGAGAGCCGCGTCGGCTGGGAAGTGGACGGCCTCGAGATCAAGTGCCGCGAGGATTTCGCCGCGAAGGTCATCGACTTCCGCGGGCTCTGGAAGGACCCCGGCGCGTAGGGCTTCGACGGGTCGACGACATATAGGAGACGTGAGCTATGAAGACCAACGTGCAGGAGGGCAATGTCCTCGAGTTCGTCGCCCCGTCGCCAGGTGTGGTGGCTGGCACCGGCGTGAAGATCGGCGACCTGCTCGTCATCGCCCTGGACACCGCGGCGACCGGCGTGAAGTTCCGGGGCCAGCGCACCGGCGTCGTGACGCACGCGAAGCTGAGCGCCCAGGCCTGGACCGAAGGGCAGCAGGTGAACTGGGACGATACCAACAAGCGGTTCAC